TTAAAGAAGCCCTCCTAAAAGCTTGTATGCCAATTACTTTGATGACTTTGGCTTTGATTCTTGGGTTAGCTCCACTGTACCTGTTGGCTGGGATTCTTGCTCGATCTTCTTCAACAACATCTCCTTCGCCTGTATCCCACCCTCAATCAGTAAAATAGTTTTTGTTTCTTCCTCTAAAACTTTTTGAGCTTGATTTCTAGTTTGAACGTGTTTTGCAAGTTCTTCTTTCCATTGAACCAACTGTTTTTCAATAATTCCTTTCATAAATTAAACGATGGTAAGAGTTTCACCTGATCCAACAGTAACAGTAACACCACTGTTTATTGTAATAGGACCAGCAGACATAGCATTTTTGCCGTTAGTAATAGTATAGTTTGTAGTTACAGTTTGGTCATTTTCATAAAAAACTTGATCAGATCCACCACCTGTAGCACCAGCCGATATTCCTGTAAGATTTGATCCATCAACAGCAGGAAGTGTAGAAGGAAAACGTGCGTCTGGGATTGTTCCAGCATTTAGATTGCCAGCATTTCTATAATAAGAGCCTTGTTGACCATCTAATAAATCTGCATCTAACCCTGATCCAGATCCGTCATTTCCAGCATCCCAAACTTTATTTCCACCTCTTTCTAAGTCTCCACCATTTGATTGTAAATTTAAAGTAAAGCTAGTAAAATCAGTATCTCTAGCTGCTTGCACAGCAAATTTGTAACCACCAGCAACACCCAAAGATGCAAAATATAAATGAACATCACTTCCACCAATTTTGCAATGTGCATCTGCATCGCTATCTAAAGCTCCTGGTCTAGATAAACTATCTCCTATATTTACTCTTCCATTAAAACTTAAAGTACCACTTGCACTATCATCTGCATCTGACCTTAAAAAACTTGCTGAAGATACACCATCTAAAGTGTCCGCATCTAGCCCACTTCCAGCACCATCTACCGTTTTGATGAGTGTTAGTATCTCACTTGCAGTTTGATCGGCAGTAGCTCCAGCTTCAATTCCGTCTAATTTACTATGATCTGCATTTGTAAAATTGTTATCGGTTTGACTTGCTACTGAGAAATCCAACGTGCCATCACTATCTTGATATGTGACAGTAATACCAGATTCAGTATTACCAGAAACCATCCCGCCAACAATATCTTGGACTTGTTCGTTAGTAAGAGTTGCAGTAATAAAACCAGCACCGTTTGTAAGCTGATTAGTATTAGTAACATTAGTAGCACCAGAAGCAATGCCATCAAGTTTTGAACCATCAGTTGCAATATCTCTTCCATCCACTGTGCCTGTAACACTTATATTTCCTGTAACATCAATTCCAGCATCTTTGACTCTCAATCTTTCTGCACTACCTGTTGCCAAACGGATAGTTGTAGCTCTAATACCAAAGTCTGTATTAGCATTCTCAGCGTCATTTACTGCTTGAAAACCAGTAACACTTCCTATTTCTCCAATATTTCCAGCGAAACGAATATTTTTATTAGTTCCAGCACTTAATAAAAGTCCACTTGCTAATTTATCTGAGTTGACTGCATCATCAGCTATTTTTGCAGTTGAAATAACCCCATTATCAATAGTAAATACAGATCCAGAGCTAGATACTGTAATATCTCCTTTATCTCCATCTTCTACACCACCGCTTACTGAAACTACAGAACCAGCATCATTTTTGGTAAATAATTTAGCTGTATCGGTTCTTATGGCTATCTCGCCAACTGAAAGATCAGATGTACCTGGATCGCTACCAGAACCTCTTTTAAATTTGATTGTATTAGCCATGAGCTTTTACCTCCTAGCTCTAGTATGATCCACCGTCTATGTTAAAGCTGGATGCACTTTCATCTTCTAAAAATGTAACGAGGTCAGATAACGCAACTTGTTTCATCGTTCCAGCATCGTTACAAACAAATCTATCTGCTGCTGCTAAAGTCGTTGATGTGGCTGAAGTGTCTCCATCAGTACAAGTATTTAATTCTGTAGTGGTTGAGTTTAATCCATCTAATTTGTTTAATTCTGCAACAGTAGATGTCAAACTGGTTAGTTTTGTTACTGGTAAAGTTCCTGTTATAGAACTAGCAGCAAGATCAATAGCAATTTCAGTAGATTCAATAACAAGTCCACCATTAGCCTTAAGATCAACAGAAAGTGTATTACCAGACTTATCTAAACCATCTCCTGCTGTAATCTGACCAGCACCAGAGAACTGAGCATAAGTTAGATTATTTGTTCCAACAACTGCTGATCCTTTATTACTGGTACAAACGAAACCGTTATCCGCATTTACAGTTCCCTGTTCTACGAAAGTGAACATCCCTGCTGCGTCTGCACCAGCAGCTAAATCATCTGCTCTAGCTGGTGATGATCCGACAACATAAATACCATTTTGAGATGCAGTAGATTGATCTTTTACAAGCACTCTGTCATTAGTTGAAAGAGTAACACCATCTATAGTGTCTCCATTATTAAGTGCAGTAGATATTGTTATGTTTCCTGTAGTAGCTGCTACGCAAGAATCTTTAACATCTAAACCTTGTGAAGTAGCCTCAACAAAACCTTTTGTCGCTGCATCTTGAGCATTTACGGGGTCAGCTACGTTAGTAATTGTTTGGCTATTTAATGAAACCGAACCAGTTGGTGCAGCCATTTGATCTAATCTATTTGTTCTTACACCTGTATCGAAATCACTTATTTTTGTATGAGCTAACGAAGGGACATCAGCAGCTACCATAGCTCTGAATGTTGCAGCACCGTTACTACCATCTGGTGCAGCTAAAAATGTATTTTGTGTTCTACTCGTAAATAAATCAGCATAACTCCCCGATCCACCAATAGCCTCGATAGTTGTGGCAGATCCACCTGCTCCTCCCGTTCCAATACCAATAAATAGCTTTTTACTGCCTTCAGCAAACGCTAATTCAGCATTTTCTAAGCTACCTGGTGCAGATGATCCTGTAGATCTTTTAATTCTAATCGTGTTAGACATCAGAAGTTTCCTCCATCAACGAGTTTAAGGGTAGTGACGTTATTATCTAATATAACCTTACCACTACTTTGTTGATAGTACATAACTGAATTATCAACTTTTGCAGAATGATCTAAAGTTAAGTCAAATCCTGGTCCTTGTGGCCCAACCGTGGTGATTTCAACTGTAGTTACATCAGAAACCTGACTTACAGTTACAGAATTAGAAGTGCTCATGCGGTGTAACCTTCACTTACAAATAGTTTACCCTCTAAATAATAGTTTTTGTTACCACCTGGTTCTGTTAGTAATACGTCATAAAATAAAACATTCGGAGTAAAAGTTGCCGTAGCTGTGTCTGTTAAATTCATGTCAATAATTCCATTATTTCTATCTGTATAAGTTATTTCCCAATCTGCATATTTTGTGGAGCGTGATTCATCGTAAACTTGTGCTTCTACAGTATATCCGTTCAAACTTATGGCCGATCCAGTGGAATCCTTAAATGTCAACTTGATAGGAAAATCTGCTCTACGTTGAACAGTAAAATTCTTTTTTCCTGGAATTATTGCCATTAGCTATAAGGAGAGTCACCAAGAATATCGGTTTTCCATTGTGCTTTAAGAGCATCTGTATCACTAGCAGCAGTAATACCAGAGTCAGCAGGAGCATCTCTTAATGCTTGTTTTTTAGCAACAATATCTGTGGTTGAAGCACCTGTTTCTAATGCTTTCTGAAATTCAATATCAAGTTCAGCAAGTTTTGGAGTTCTTGCATTTCTTATATTTGTTTTATGAATTTCTCTGGCTTTTGCCATGTCAATTCCAAATCCCATGTTTTACTCCGTGTAAGTCCAAGCATCTCTGAAACTCCTATCTGTAGGAATTGCAGATTTATTAACAGTATAAACTGTCTTACCACTTGGGCAATCTTTGGCTTTTATTTGGTCTAATGTTAAATCACAATTATCTGCTGGACAAATAATGGTTATTCCTCCATCATCTCTAGTGTAAACAAATCTGTAATCAGAATTAGCCATAATGTTTTTCTTTTATTATATTCTAACTCTTATTGATCGCCATGGAATACTGCGTGTAAATTAATTGCATCTCTTGTTGAATTACTTGCGTTTCTAAACTCCATTTGACATCTATTTGTTTCTGGACTTCTTGCCATCATAAAACGACCACCACCACCAGAATCTTCTTGACCACTACAAGTAACTGCATAGTTGGCATTAGAAAAGTTAGTAGAAAAGTTTACATAACTAAAGCCAGTGCTATTGTCTGCTACTGAGCTAACACCAAAGCTGTCATCAATACCAGCACCACCACTCGTATGCCATCTGCACCATACTTTAGCTCTTCCCTGCTCTATTTGTTCTGGTGTAGAACTTGAGCCACCGCTTGTATTTTGAATTGTGTTGACTTTAAGTGTTGACATAATTAACTATCAATAAAAGCTATTTGACCAAATTGGGCATCATTTAATGCGTTTGAATCTGACCTTGTTTTAAATTGATAAAGGCTAGTTGTTTTGGTTACTTGAGTACACATTCTAGGAGATTCCTGAGTATTAGATGTCCCTTCAACCATGCAATAGTTTGTATCAGCAAAAGCAGTTGTAAAATTTACACGATATTGTCCTTCTCCTTCATCAGACATAGAAGAAACACCACCTGATTTTAATAAAGAAAAAGAAGAACCATTAAAACTTGCCCATGCTCTTATAAAAAAACCTACTGCAGTTCCAGAACTATTTTGGATAGCAGGTGGCACTGAACCTGATTGTGCTTTAACTG